TTTCAAACGAAATATTTTTGGCTGAAAAGCGTCCGTTACGGACCGGTCGGTCCTTCCAACCAGTGACTTTTGGATTTGAATGAATATATTGAATTTTCTGAATTTCAAACGAAATATTTTTGGCTGAAAAGTGTTTGTTCACTGACATTTGGTCTTTCCAACCATTGAAGTTTTAGAATGATTCGATGTCTCCGAACTTTCTGAATTTCAAACGGAATATTTTTGGCTGAAAAGTGTTTGTTCAAATATTTTGTAATGTATACATTTTATCATTACTATCGAGATTTATCTCAAGAAGAAAAGACAAACTTCAACAACTGTCAAGTATGTTGGGAAGAAATAAGAAGAACACCTGATATGACAAAAGAAGAGTTTGATAAAATATGCTGCGATATGTTCGAGAGATTGAACAGCGGCAAATAACTTACTTCAAATGAAATGTTTCACTCGCGATTTCAGTCTCCTGTTATGCCATTTGTGTTGTCGTTAAAGAATCATGAACGATACGGTCAGAAAATCAAGAAATACATATGTGGCGATTTGTGTGGCGGTCAAAAAATCACAGGGTTATCCGAATTTGCGGGGATTGTGCTTGCTTCAATGACAAAACAAACAGATTGTATCACCAAGTCTTACGCTGTGAACGGTCCTCTTGTTGGTATGTCAGTAACTCAAACAGATAAAAATGAAACCTACAGGTTTCTTGATTGGTTTTTTGGAATACTAGAAAGAGTTATTCCAAACCCACGCACGAATGTGCAAAAAAGTTTCATCAAGTTATCATAAACCACCGGAATGATGTTGTTTGACTGGATAACTAATCCGAATGATACTCACGATGATATGTGGAATGCATTTATCAAAGAATACCATCGGAATCCAAAGAAGATTATCCAAAATTTATTTGAAACGGTAACTGAATCTGAACAGCGAAATTCCTATGGTATGGGTTCAAAACTTAACGCATGCATTAATGCATTTACACCAACGGGTTCATTCGACCATATCATAATGAGCAACGATGGCGGTGCTGATACTGATACTGAAGAGGAAAACTAAAACCAAAAAAATATAAATGCACGTATATGTAATCGTAACAATAAAGGAAATAAATAAAATACGTGTATTTTTTTCAAGTATAATCCGTATAAATCCGTTTGTTTATAGAATATAACATCGCCAGTATTATATTATAATAGTGTGATTTTCGAGAGAATGGGCGAATTGAGTTTTTTAACCATTATTGTTAGTTTAGCCGTTTGCTCTCTTTTGATATATGCAGTGTTCCAATATATGAAAGTTCGTTTGACAATTTTAGAACAATCCCATAAAGAACAAGCAATGATATTACAGCAATACATTGAAGAATCATCGTCTGATATTCATCGTTTGTATCAAATGACTACTATGCCGCCTCAACAGTTTCAACCCAAAGGAAGTATCATTCTTGAATATGCAAATACTGATGCCGGCGCGATGAGCAATCCGAATTCTGCCGATAATAATGCCACGCCATCAAATGGTGTATATCATGAACCGCATATCATCCATTTAGATACTGCATTTTTTCAAAATAAGCGTAGCAGCAATTTGATTGAGATATCATCGGACAGCGAGGATACAACCGATAGCGACGGTGACAGCGATAGCAGTTCAGACAGTAATACAGAAAGTGGAAGCGAAAGCGAAAGCAGCAGTGGCAGTGGCAGCGATACAGATAGCGAAAGCGACGGTGACGGTGATGATGCGACTGAAAGCGATACACGCGATAACCATAACCAAGAGGTGAAAATTGATGCAGATGTTTCAGAAGTCGTCGAAGTTGTTTGTGATGAAGTCGTCGTTCCTACTCCGGAGATAAAGATGATTACAGTAGATTTAGGAGCAATTCAAGAGACAGAAGTAAAACCGATTGACGTTCTCTCGATGTTGTATAAAAAGGCTCAACAAACGCCTCTTCCGGAAGAATCTGCAAATGATGTCGCTGTTTATGAACACCAACATGAAGAAGCACATGTAGAACCTAGCCAAGACGTAACATCAGATACTGTGCCGTCGTTTACTGTTCCTCCGCCCCCTGCCGCCCCGGTTCATGTTCCTTTATCAGCGATGTCGGTCGCCGACCTTAAACTTCTTCTTAAGGAAAAGTGCAAAAACCAACCAGAAAAACACGCTGAAATCCAAAAATTGAAAAAAGCGGAGTTAATTTACGCAATACAACAATTACAGTAATATAGTTTTTTATTCTCATCATATACATAATAATGTCGTATTCACAACCACACTGGGCTAAGAATTATAGCTCCAGCCATAATGTTTATTTCGATTTCCCCCCATTGATGAATGATGGACGCAATTTTTCTGGTTGGCAGCCCGGAAACGCGGTAAATGAATCGATTCGTCGTTCAGAGAATATAAAGACAAACTGGGATTATCGCCGTTATTTAACGACAAATGCCGACCAAATCATGAAAATCAACCGTATCGATGCTGTAAATGCAAGTGGACATGGTTCATTTGAAGTGAATCCATATGAAGAGGAACAACGTAATGTTCCATTCATGTATTCGTCAGTTATGGATACAAGAGAGCCGTTCGGATATGTTCAAAGTGACCTGAAGGATATGTATCTCTCGAGAGAGGCACTCCAATCCCGTATGGTTGCACCAGAAATCACCCAAGAACAAGTTCTTGCATTTCAACGTGAACGTGAGCGTCAGCGACAATACCATCAGTAAGGATATTCATCGCCGGTATTACCTCTAGGTAAATATATATAAACCTTTATTTGTAATCTTTGTTATATCCAAAATTACAAATCACGCGATACATAAATTACATGAGAGATGAGAATCATTAGTTTCGATGTTGGTATGAAAAACCTAGCATATTGCTTATTCGATGTTCCTGATTCTCTCGGCGTCGGAACACCAGCAAATCTAATTCATAAAATAAATATCGAGAGATGGGATGTGATTGATTTACGTTTTGAACCGGCGTCACCTGAAACAACCGCACTTTCTACCGAAGTTATCAGTGCTCCCAAACGAACATGCATGAATGACAGTAAACTTGCAAAATGGATGTTTTTGAACTCGACACCGACACCGTCGGTGTCTTCGCTGTTATCACCATCCGTATGTTTATACTGTGCAAAATGTGCTGATAAATCCAAATATAAAACACCATCTCGAGAGATTTTACAATACAAACGCAAACCAGAACTATTACCAAAGAAGAAATTGGATGAACTCATGGATATTAAGGCAATTCTCTCGACACAGTTGCATGCAGAAAGTAAAGCACCAGCACCGGCACCACCTGCACAGAATATAAAATTAAGGAAAGCTGACCTTATCCAAGAAATCAAAACTATACTTTCGAGAGATTACATGGAGCCATTTGATGAGAATAAATATTATGCTTATATTACCAAAGGTCCTGAAGCGACCGCAGCAACACCCGCTGTGAAACCCAAAAAACCCAACTATTTATATGCTCATGACCTCGATTTAATTACATATGGTCGTAACTTAATGAAACATCTCGATGTTATTCTTTATTCATCGAATGCCGCACCTATCGATATGATGATTATTGAAAATCAGATTAGCACACTCGCCTCTCGAATGAAAACACTACAAGGTATGATTACTCAATATTTCATTATGAAAAATGTCCCCCAAATCGAATTTATATCCGCATCATGCAAATTGAAACTGTTCACAGATACGCCCCTTTCATTTGATGGTAATATCAACTCAAATAACGCGAATGACGCGAATGACGCGAATGACGCGAATAACGAAGATGAGTTATGTATTGATGCATCTACATACGCTGACCGTAAAAAATCAGGTATTGCAGTATGTCGCTCACTCGGTGAAATCTCTCGAAAACATAATTCAGATTTTGCAAAATGGATGCCCGTATTCGAAACACATAAAAAGAAGGATGACCTTGCGGATTGTTTTTTACAAGGATTATGGCGTGTTCATTTACTATGTGCGGTGTGAATGAAATAAAAAAGTATTTTGTTTAATCATATCGAATAGTCAAATTCGTGTAATTTAGTATAAAGATTACATTCTATTATATCACATACGAAGGAATACGATTACGATGGCAGAAGAAATCGATTTAGGTGCTTTGGATACGATGCCTACATTTACATTTGGCGGTGGAAGTAAGTCCTCCAGTGGCGGCGGTGGTGGCGGTGGTGGTAATTTTGGTGGCGGTATCGAATTACTCATGAATAATAAATTCAAGGATAGTGACCGCAAAAATGGTGGAGGTAGTGGTGGCGATATTGATTTAAGTGAGTTGGCTGCTCTTGAAAATGAGTTGAATGATTTAAGTAACGTTGCACCCAAACGAAACAGCGATGGTGGAGACAACGGTAGCAACGGTGGCGGCGGCGGTGGCGGTGGCAGCAGCAGTGGTGGCGGTGGTTTTTTGAGCGGAATTTTCAATCTTAATAAATCAGACGGTGATAATGGCGGTGACATTCATTTAGGACAATCTACATCACACACCGATGCAGATAATCGCACATGGGATGGTTATGGTAAATTCAATAACATTCCGGTCGACCCAGACGCAAATGTAGACCCTACACCGCAGCTCTCGAAAGAGGAAATGTTGAAGGAGAAATTTAAGATTCTTCGCAAATTGGAAGAACTTGAAGCAAAGGGTGTTCAACTTACGAAACGTTACTCGATGGATTCTTCGTATCAAGAAATGAAGGGCGAATACGACACACAAATGGAAGAGCGTGAGAGACAAAATAGTGTAAAGTTTCAAGGCAAGATGCTTCTCGCATGTATTACGGGTCTTGAGTTTCTGAATAACAAATTCGACCCATTTGATTTGAAGTTGGATGGATGGTCAGAGCAAGTGAATGAAAATCTCGGCGAATATGATGAAATCTTCGGCGAGCTTCATGAGAAATACAAGTCGAAGGCGAAGATGTCACCTGAATTGAAACTTCTATTCCAATTGGGCGGAAGTGCGATTATGCTTCATATGACGAATACCATGTTTAAGTCAGCGTTGCCTGGAATGGATGATATTATGCGTCAGAACCCCGAACTAATGCAGCAATTCACACAAGCGGCTGTTTCATCCATGTCAAATAACATGGGTGGCGGCGGCGGCGGCGGCGGCGGCGGCGGACGCGGGTCCGGTTTCGGTAATTTCATGAATGATATTATTGGAGGAAATAGTGGTGGTTTTGGTCGTAATAATGAACCACCTCCTTATGCACAACAGCGTCCTCCCCCTCCACCCATCGCAACCAAAGGACCGGTTGCACCTCCTCCACCTGTCCGCCCTGGTGCGACTGCGATGCCAACACCGATGTCGATGCCAGACCAAAAATCCAAACGACCAGAAATGCGAGGCCCGTCTGCTGATGTGTCGGATATGATGTCACGTCTTAAAACAAAAACAATTAACATTCAGCCTACTACTACCAGCGGCAACAATACCAGCAGCATGAATGCATCATCTGCGAGTGACCAAGGGAATATCACACTTCAGAATATTCTCTCAGGGATGACCGGAAGCGGTGGTAACGGCGGGGATGATATCGCTCTCGAACCCACAGTGATTAACGTATCTAGTTTAGGCGAGATTCCCCAAGATTCCGCACCACACAAATCCAAGCGAAGACCTCGTTCCGAGAGAAATACAGTTAGCATGGATTTATAAATATCCGAAAAACGATGTGACCTAACCTAACCTAATCTACCTCAGACGAAACAGATATAAATATTGTAGCATAATATTAAATAGTCGTATCTTTCATTATTACTTTATAACGAACAATGTCAGCCACACCTCAATTTAGACCCATATGCACTCAAAATGATATGAGACTCGGAAAAAACCCAGAGATGAAACTCTTCACGTTGGAATACAACTATAATAATCCGAACTTCAACGTTTTGCCTCTTATCAACATTAATATTCATAATTTGCTCTATGAAGTGAATAAAGATATTATCGAATCGATTGAGATTACACCGAATCCAGATGACGCGACCGAACATAATATTTTTTATAAATTCCGTGATATCGGCGGAGATTTAGGCGGTTTGAAAACGTATATGTATGTGCATACGAAGATAGCGAAGAGGTATGCAAGTAATGGAAACACGGAAATCATTTTTACAAGCAAGAGTGTTCCTTTTGAACGTCATGCGGAACTCCAAGCACAAAAATACAAACTCTTGGAATATCCGTTGTATATTCAAAAATTCATTTTTCAGGAAAACGGGAATAATGTAGCTGCCGCTGCCGCAACCGGTATCCAAGTGCTTCATATGTTCAAGCTGAAGCCAGACCAAGAAACCGAACTCACCGTCGCGATGGAAAACGCAATTGGCATTCTCATCAAAAAAATGTATTTCCGTTTAAAGGTTGCGATTGAAAATCTTCGATAGGTCGTCTAGAGCGTAAAAATGTCATACATATTATATCTTTAACATAATATGTATTAGAATTATATCGTTATAGTTAGTAACATTATAGTGATTAACGTATAATATAGTATACTCATGGAAGACTTATTGAATGAGTATGTCGAATGCGAGAAACAACTCGTATCCAACGCTACAAACATGTCGAATGATACAGATGACTGTAAAGAATTCGCGAGACCAACTTCACATCATTATGAAAATGATGCACGCGAACAAGAAGAGTATGACAATTACATCAAGAGAACCAAAGAATATTACTACAAAATGTCGTGTCGTGAATTTTTTCGGGCATTATGGTTTACGATGTCATCATGCTACATTTGTGCATCTGAATATGCGAAATACAAAATAGGATGGAAATCCCGTAATAATGCTATCATCGATGTTAGTAAACGTCTTGCAGCAAAAAACATGATGTATGTGAAGATATTCCAAGCATTTGCAACCAATCGTAATATTGTGTCACCTGAATTAAATAATTTTTTTAGTGAATATACCGATAATGTGAAGTATACAGACGAAGAATATGACATAAATGAACTAAAAACACTTGAAGAACGTTCAATCGAATGTGAACCATTTCGTCGGTTGCGTATTTTAAATGATTATACGCCGATTAAATCAGGATTAATGTCTTTGATTTTTAAGGGAGTCTTTGAATGCGGTGAAGGCGGTGAAGGCGGTGAAGGCGGCGACGGCGAAGACGAACAAGAAGTCGTAGTGAAGTATCTTCGTAAAAATATCAGTAAAAACTTTAATGCATCTATGAACAATCTCGTCGTCTTTGCAAAATTTACACGTTATTTCCCTTATCTCAGAACACTTAATGTTGAAAACCTTATTCTTCAAAATATTGTATGCTTGAATGACCAAGTATGCTTTCGAAAAGAACTGGCGAATATTTCACTTTATTATCGCAGCTGGAAAGATTATGAATATGTTAAATTACCGAAACCCTATGCTGATTATACTGAAAAAATAAACCCAGATGTGGTTGTCATGGAGTATGTTAGTGGAATGAAAATAACGGATATCAACCCCGAAGATAATGATGCATTCGGTAAAGTGTTGGCTTCGTTCAACGCAAAAGCGGCATTCTGCACTTCTTTTTATCATGGTGACCTTCATCCAGGCAATATATTATTCATAAAGAACACCACTAGTAAACAAAAGTTACCGACCCACCAAATAGGCATTCTTGATTTCGGTATCATTGGGCATCTTTCACGTAGTGACCAAGAAATTCTGTTCAAGGCGGTAAAATTTATGTATCAGAGACGGTTCAATAAAATAATCGATTTGATTATGAGCTGTGAGCTCTCTGAAAGTGTAAATCCAGATAACGATCATCACACAGTTGTTCCAAACAAAGATAGTGTTAAGTATATAAATCTTCGTAATGAATTAACAGAAGTGCTTGTCCGATACACCACACCAGAAATAAAATTCTTTGGAGTAGCTGAGATATACGAAATCAACTATATATTGAATAACTACGGATTGATGTTCAAGCGTTCGTTGTATCGTCTATTCATAACTGTTGCGATTATGGATTCGATTGGAACACGGTTAGGAAGCAAGATGAGTTATATGCAACATATGACGGATGTTGTTGTAGATATGTTCAACGTAGATTTACATGAGAATGACGACGTTGAAGAACAACAATCATAATCAATAGAATCAAATATTCAAAATAATAAATAGAATCAATAAAATCAATAAAATCAATAAAATCAATAGAATCAATAGAATCAATAAAATCAATAGAATCAATAAAATCAATAGAATCAATAGAATCAATAAAATCAATAGAATCAATAAAATCAATATTAAACACGAGTCAGTAATATTGATTACACTATGAAAATCGGAATTATTGGCAACGGGTTTGTTGGTCGTGCAACACGGAATTTTGTCAAGAATTATTATTCTGAAAATGACAACGACGAGAGATTTGAGGTTCTTCCGGATACTGTAACTACTCCAGCGAAAGAGAATACAGGACGAACCCCGCTACCATTTTTTAAGCGTATATTTTTCAAACCCATCGAAGTGTATATATATGATATTCGCCCAGAAGCATGTTACCCAGAAGGAATCACTTTGGAAATCCTTGACGGTGAATGCGACCTCCTCTTTTTTTGTTTGCCGACACCACTTAATCATGATGGTTCATGTTATACTAAAATACTTGAAGATACGTTAGCACGATGTTCGAACCCGTATAAAATTATCCGTAGCACGATACCTGTTGGCTTTGCTGCAAAGCACGGATGTTATTTTATGCCGGAATTTTTGACAGAGGCTCAATGGGAAAACGATTTTCGAAGCACAAATGAATGGATTGTAGGTATTCCAACTTGCTCGTCCGCCGCATTAACTGCAACAAATACTGACGCAGATAAGAAATATATTGCACAAATCACCGACATTCAAAGACAAGAATTTAAAAGGCGTATCAGCAAACTTATTAAACGAAGTCATAAGAATGGGTCAATCGATTCACGAACAATCGTATTCTGTGATACAAACGAAGCCGAAATGCTGAAACTAATGAAAAATTGTTTTCTTTCGGCAAAAGTATCCATTATGAATGAATTCCACGATTTTTGCCATGAGACCAACGTTGATTATAATCATGTGACGACTCTTGCAAAACAAGATAAGCGGATTGGGACCTCACATTTTCAGGTTCCGGGACCAGACGGACGACGTGGATTCGGCGGAACATGTTTTCCAAAAGATACACATAGTCTATATTATCAAATGAATGAACATGGTGTTGAACCGTATGTGTTTCCAGCAATTCTTAAAAGAAATGATACATATGACCGTCCACAACGTGAATGGGCAAAAGATGTATGGCGAACAACAATTCCGCTACCATCTCCTGAGTCAAAAGTGGTTGTCGTATTCAGAGATGAAACATCTGTGCATCCATCAAATTCGTTATACCTAAACGATATCGTTCATACCAATCTTACAAAAAATAATATTATTATCGAAATTGTCCGTAATGAAAACAAACATACGAAGAATGAAGTCGAAAATCCAAATCACAAAATCAAATATCATCGTAATCCAAAATTGCCGCTATTTTTTCCACGTGTGGATGAATGTTATTATATTCCACATCGTAACAATACATCATATGATACATTATGTGAGGTATCTGGTATCATCGATTTGTGGAACAGTCACGAAGAGATGATACTGTATGTTATAAAATCAGATATAACTAGTGATAATCGTAATGAAAATTGCGATTATCGTATTGAAAATCGCGATTATAGTGAAAGTGGAACAGAAGGATTTGATGATGACGATGATGCCGCTGATATTTCTCCTGTCTATGGCGACGAGCCATACTGTTTTGATTATGCAAAAATCATCCAAGAATATTATCATTCAAAGTTATCAACCAGTAAACGAAAACTCGTCATATTATTTTAGATTGATTATAGGTTTGAATACTACATTTGATACTACAATTTATATTTGCGTACCGTGTTATTATAATGGACGGTCTTATTGGTTGGAGCCCTTATTGTAAATCGTTTTTTCCGTTTTAAAGTGTGATTTGCATCGGCTGCCCCTCCTCCTCCTACATTTGCAACATTGCGTTCTTCTTTATCTTTTTGCTTTTGTTCCAGTCTTTCAACTACAGCCTTTTTGCGTTGTGTTTTACGTATTTCTGCGAATTTTTCACGTAGTGCCTTTCTTTGTTCACGTGCTTGTTCGCGTAGTTCCTTTCTTTGTTCAGAATCTTTTTCTCGGTTTTCCGCTAGAAACTGAGCGTTCTTCAATCGTTTCATAATATCTGGCCGATTTGATATACCTAATGGTTTTGGTGGAGGCTGTTTTAATGCACCAAATACACCAGCACCAGTATCTTCGTCTTCGTCGCTTTCGTTTTCTTTGTATCTCTCGTCATCATCAACACTAACATAAGAACCTGGTTCCGGCACATCAATACCACCGGTTCCTTCAACATTCTTTTCATCATCTGTCACATCGATTGGAATATCATTCACGTCGATAATCTCATGTTCAACATTCTTACCTTGAATCTCTGGTGCGGGTTCTCCAAGTTCAGGTGCAGGTGCAGGTTCCGGTTCTTCGAAAAATAATGCGGTTGTTTTTGCAGCAGCTTCAAGTAAATCATTATCTTCTTCTTCGACAGCGATTGTTTCTTTCTTATGTTCGGGTTCGACGGGCTTATGTTCGGGTTCAACGGGTAGTGGCTCGTCCTTCTTTTCCATAACCGGTTTTGTTTCTATTTTGAATTTTTGCTGTTGAGCAACTAGAAGAGCTGCAAGAGCAGCTGTCGCTAAAACCACAACAGAACGCGGATTTTCCCGTTGTTCGCCAGTAGCAGCAGGATCTCCTTTCGCCTTTTCAAATAACTTGCGAGCTTTTTCTTCATCTTGAGGAACACCTCGACCATCTCTATACATTTCTCCTAATTGTAATGATGCAGAATCGTCACCTTTAGATGATGCACTCTCAAATAATTCCGCGGCTTTTTTATCATCTTCCGGAAGGCCGAGTTCGCCATCTTTATGCATCTCACCAAGTATCACTTCTGCCGGCGCGTAACCTTCGTCCGCTGCACTTTGAATTAATTGCACCGCTTCTGTATTAGGCAATATCGTGTCATCTATATTACCTTCCCTCTTTTGCTCAACCAGTTCCACTTTCGCATAAACTAGACCTTCTTCTGTTCCTGTAGTTTGTGCCGCTCGTTTCAAGTAATCCACAGGTTCACTCGTGTTCTCATTTAAAAATGTTGTGATTTCGGTAGGAACAGTATTTGTCTTCGCATTACGAAGTCCCATCATACCAATCATAAATTCACCATATTTACTATTTTCGTTGGCACTATCGATGATAAGACGCAAACCGGCATCTTTATCTTGCTTTACTTTGTTTCCACCTAGATATAGACAATATCCGATGACTGCATCACAGTCCGGATAACCTTTGTATGGTAAAACAATATTATATGCTTCATCAACATTCTTCTGTAATTGTGACGAAGTAATATCTTTCATAAGGAGTAATTCCAACGCTTTCTTTGCAGCTTTTTTACTTGTAGTCACCTTATTTTCGTCTTTCAAATCGGTCATTTTAATCGATAAATCAACACCAGCCGCCTTTAATGCATCTTTTGTAAGTGAAGACAATTCATTTATTTGCTCTTGTATTAAATTACGCACATTATTGCATTTATCGGTGTTAGGCTTGACAACTTGATTCAGTTTCTGCATTAATTTATTACCAAGCGATGCGTTGTCATTAGTAGTAGGTTTCGTTTCACCGGTGCTAAATGATGATATTTGAAATCTGGAATCATTTGCAGAGTCTTTTATTGGTTCAATCGTTTGCGGAGTGGGTTGCGTTGCAATAATAAAAACACAGAATCCCTTTTTACTACTATTGTTTTTGAATGCTTCATCATCGACTCTTTTGATTTTGAATACGCGTTCATATTCATTTACAACTTCACCAGAACTAGTTATCGATTCTCTAGGTATTTTCAAATCTTTATTCAATACAAAGTCTAAACGCGTGGGGTTCGGACTCTCATTCATATCAATTTCCTTAATCCATTCTTTTTGAAATTCTGCGAATGCCCCCTTGGAAATGATTTCTGGTTTTTCTAATCGAAAAAATATCCATTTTGGTGAACTTGTGAAACTACCGTTTCTCATATCTGGTGAATACCAAATATCACGTGGTTTTGCGAATAACATGTGTATAACCTGAACCGTATTATGTTCTAATAAAGTAATCAACGCAGCCTTCATTTTCTTATCATTTTCACCGCGGATTTCTTCATTGGCGTCATCGATGATACCAAGTGATTTATCCAATCCATCTTTCATTTTTCTGGTTACATAATTAATCTTTTTGGCTACTTCTAATCCACCGCCGCTATTTTTAGTTGATAAACGGTCTTCCCATGCAGCATGATATTTATGGTTCTCAATCAATCCTGCACTTCGGTTTGTATTTGATGCATAGTAATTTACACGATCCGGAATGATACGTTCAACTGGTATGCCTGTGAGTTTCGAAATCATATCGAATATATGAGTTAATTTACTTTCCTTCAACTGAATATCTTGACGTAGTATTTGTAAGTCGCCATTTTTATCGTCGATTTTATCAAATAATGCCTTATTTCTTTTGATGGAAGAAACAACTTGGTTTGTTGTAAAATATAAAACATAAAAAAGAAGGTCGATTCCAAATGGTAAGCTCGTGGTGGTTTTATCATGAATATCATTATAGGAACGTATTGTTTTATTGTCAAATGACATATAACCATCAATAAATGCTTTCATTTCTTCTGTAACATTTTTTTTATAGATTTCAATAAGTCGAAGCACGTGTTTTTTGTCTGATTCAACTGTTTTTACAACAACCGCAGCATTTTCAAGTATTCTTTCATCTTCCTCCAAATGCGATACTTGTAATCTTTGTTTATCTTCAGGATAATCTTGAAAGTAACTTACATATTTCGGCTCCGGATACAACATGTTACCTGATTTTATGTCAGCTCTCTCTAATACATCTGCCGGTGAAATATCATCAGAATTATCATGAAATGGGTCTTTCGGCTGGTTACTTTGACTTCCTCCACGATTTGATAATAACCAATAAACATACTGTATTAATGTGTACGTTTTATAATACTCGCGATTACCGATTCGTCCATTTTTTGCAATACTAGAATCAAATGCATCTTTTAATCTTGTCGGAAATTGTTGATTCAACTGACCAATCTTTTGTGTAAAAATTTGAAACAAAAACATTAGTTTTAAATATGGCATATTTTGTATATTATTACCAAAGCTTTCGATAACCTCTTTCATATCGCTGTATGTTTTGAAAAGTGTGGTTTTTATGGCTTCATCGAATTTATAATCATACCCCAAATCATGTTGTCGCCCACGAATAAAATCCGTTGTATCTGTCATATGTTTTTTTATATCTTCGTATATCACCTTGAAAAATGTAATATACTGAGAGATAACAGGTTTCAAAATTGTTTCTGTGATGATAGTTCCGTAATTCTTGTATACGTCGTTGATTTCATCGTGTTTTTCGCCGATTTCTTCAATTAGTTTCATCAACCCTTTTCTTTTTGTTGTATCAAATACTTCATCAAATTCTATTTTCAAAGTGATAAGCTCTTCCTTTGGTAATGGTTTATTTTCCACAAAGAAATGGTTTGCGTTTTTATAAAACCGCCAATCGGTGTAATTTTTGTGCCATTTATCTATTTTAAACTGTATACGATTGGCGGTCTCTTTGTCCAAATCAAATATACCATTCACCGTTGATGTAGTATTGGATAACTCTCTACTTGAACTAGACTTTCCTGGAAGCGTATGCTTATAAAAGAGGCTGTTGTTATTGTTTCCATATGCATCAATTACCATTTTTGTGAGTTCTTGAATTTCTTGGTCACCTTTCCGGTTCATTTCTGTGAAATACTCATTGATTTGGTCAAAGTTGATTTTATATCGGGTCGGTATAAAAATTTCAAGTGGTTTCAGGTTCATCGACCCAGCACGATGATAAACCATTTGTTCGTATAAAGGAACTGTACTTTTCGGGAAATCACCATCAATACGTGTGAATTTTGGAGTTCCTGACGCGGTTGTTCTTTCATTCACAGATATTTCTCTCAAAGGGTTACGTTGTGCGATTTGTTCGACGAAATTATCGATACCCGAATCGATATTTGCAATCATATTTGTAATTGTGATGTATGGTGGTGATGATTGTTCAGGTGCAGACGTCATTGCTACGTATGGTAACTGTGAAACATTTGCCTTTGTTCCTTGTTCTTTTTCTCCTTCTAATGTAGATTGTAGAGGTCCGGAACCGGCTCTATTTTTTATAGCCGATGCTGCTGCCATCGCAGCGGATGATGCAATCATCGTGGAAACATTAGGTGATATAGACGGTATTGAAGGAGACGATGCAGGTTGTGCTGATGGTTGTGAAACAGGAACGACTGGGTCGGCTCCACCCCTTACTCTATTTTTTAATACTGCTGCTGTTGCAGCCACGGTTGCTGCAACTGTAGCACTTTCTGGAACTTGTAATGTAATTGGTATTCCTGATGATGACATAATCTTTTAACACTTAATCTAATATAGGATACGTATAATAACTATATACTCATCCTATTTTTCTTCTATAGCAATTACGCTATTTCGCACCGCCTCCAACCTTTGCCGGCTGTGATGACTCGAACGTATCATCTTTGAATAACTGATGATATTTTACCATTTCTAAATGGTCTGTTTCTTCTTTTTCCTTCTTTGCTTTTTCTAGCGTATGAAGTGCGTTACTGATTTCTAAATCTGTCACCTTTTTCTCAGGCCCGTGCTTCTCTTCCGTCATCGTATGCAGGTCTCTAAACTTGGATGGAATAACGCAATATTTACTATCAACATTCATAAGATGATCGACCACGATACTGAAACATGCGGTAATGACAAGGGCGTAATAAATACTACGCGTTCCCATCCAACTCACCGCGAAGACAAGAACTTCCTTACTCATCAAATATTTAATCCATGATTCTGTTGAGGAATTCAAATCCAAATTGATATACCTTGCCCCAATATTTAATACAATCATAACGAAACCTGCAAAAAACGTGCTTGTGTTCAGGTTATGAAAAAAGTTATGCATCGCAGTAAGCACCTTCGAATCCATGATATTATTTGCAGGCGATTGAAGTGTCAAGAAGTTGGTTTTCGTTGAAAATAGGTCTGTAAATGATTTAAGAGTGATGGGAGGTATCAGTGGTGATGATGCGATAGAACCGGGTGCTCCACCCGCTTGTGGCTTTTGAGGAGACCCTTGGGCTGCATGTGCAGATGCCGGTGCAGGTCCTGCTGTCGGTGCGGTGGTGGCTTTCATCGGCATTTTACGACTACGATTACGATTATTTTTTGTCATTACGCGAGTCGATAATAATAGGAATACTACGAAACTATTACTATTACAACAGATAATTTCTTCATACGGAGAGGGATTACTTGAACCGTCCACGAAACGCGTTCTTGAGCTGTCGCATTCTTTGTTTGGCACTCTTCTTAAATTTCTCGCGAATTTTGAACCCTTCTGCACCAAGTGGATTATCGGGGTATTCTTCCACACTCATCGGTGCCATAATCGTTTCTTGTGATTTCCATTTACTAAATATTTCTTTGAACATCGTTTTTACATATTTCATTTTTCTAGTAAACTCAGTCTTAGGTTTGCCATCGTCATCCCCGCTGTCGCTCTCACTTCCGCTTCCACTGTCGCTGTCACTATTGTGAAGGTCATACCCACCGGCTTTTCCACGATATGTATTTGGACCATCCTTTACATACGGTCCATCTACCTTTTCAGAAACATCTAAGTGGGACTTACTTTGCTTATATGATGTTCCAGCACCTGATGCACCTACAAGTTCGTTGGAGAGTCCGGTTGCTCCTTTGATACCATTACCGCGATCCTCTCGGTCATCGCGATGTTTTTTTTCATTTTGGTGTTCCTTTTCCTTCCGCTTTTCAATACCATCTTGATACGCACCAAATGCTGATGTCAAGACGACAATTGTAGCCATGAGTATTAAAATCGCGATAGTGCGTAACTGCATTTTATATATATTTCAGTCTTTATATATTTCGGTATCTATATATATTTCTTATAAAAAATAATACGTGATGCCATACAAATACCTCTTTTCATCATTCGTATTGTATGTATCATCATCCGATGGTATTTTTAAAATACTTTTGTCGCCATTTATTTTATTTAATTCAGTGGTATAATTGTCCGGTATCGGCATCGCCGAGAGTTCACTCGGTTTCGTAGATGTATCCAATTTCACATTATATATTCCTGTTCCGGTTGTTCCACTAAATGGAAATTTCGTTTCAAATTGAATAATATCGTTTGTTCGTTCGATGATAGTTAGATAACTCAGTATCATTCGCAATTCTTGGACAATCGGTTCGCTTACACGAACATTATACAACATAGATGCATCGTTTCTAGTTTGTTCTCTCATCATTGAAAGAATTTCATCGATGCGTTGGCGGTAACCAAATACCTTACTATAAACATTCATGTGTTGTTGTTTTAACGCATCATTATTTCTATACCGCTCATCTGAACTCATGGAATGAAGTAGGCGACTATATGTCTGGTCACTAGCATTATCGCCGTTACTGCCGATATTTAATGGTTGGATGTTTTTCATTTTGTCTGCGTTAGAAGAGCCGTTGATGAGAGAAACATAGACAAGTGTGTTATCTCTTGTATTTATGTCGTTATCATCTTTTCTATCTGAAAGAGTGACTCGATTACTTCTGTCTGCTGAAATATCCGAATTTGTAGTGAATAATATACCGGTATTAAAACGGTCGGTGCATTTCTTTATATCGATGATATATGTATTGATATCAAAAAACATGATGGTTTTTGTCTTCCGAAAATCGCCGAAATCCTTTACACTGCTACGGTATACGGGTTCATAAACACAGTCACGGAAATATTCATATCGTCTTCTTTTTCGTGAGGTTATTTCAGCGTCAGTCCCATTCCCATCATTATTTGGAACGGATTTTCCTTGAAAATCGTAAATTCCGCTTATCACCGAACTACGCGTCGTTCCTTCAAGAAGTTCGTTACTCCCAAACATCGAAATACTACCAATCCCGCTTCCAATAGAGCACTGTTTACTTTTAAAGTATCTCTCTGTAAAATCATTACTGTCTTCTTCGATGAACTTGTTTGAGCGACGATGGTCTTTGCCTGAATCATCTCCTTGTATTATTTTCGGCATTCCGAGAGAAAATCCTTCACGGGTCGTCAACGAAACACCTTTTGTAAGGTCATTTTTATCAAATATGCGTGGGGCACTACTATTGAAACTGGATGTTTCCGATAACATATTTTGTAATGCCGTTATATTGTTATCTTTGTCATCTTTCATAAAACGAAAAATTTCCGCAGATAATATCACGATACACAATAAAACAAACCATACATACTCTCGATATATGAGTAAAGTAACTAATCCTATAAAAAGAACGATTTTGATGACAGCATATGTTGCATCTGTATGAATCACGTTATGATAAACCCAAGATAGAATATACTGAATATAATATTGAAGTTCCATTAGGATTTTGATACAGTAATTATTATTACTACTACTATTAGGCTAGATATAATTCAATACATATATACGACAACAAGTGATGCATATGTATTGATTCGTTACGAGTTCGATGCCTCTTACTTCTTCTTCAACTTGTCGTTGATTTCTTTCACCAAGTCAGCCTGTGGCTCAGCACCTTCAGAGGTCTTCTTCTTCTTATCTGTCTCGCAGTTCTCGCCCTCGCACTTCTTTTCCTCATAACCCTCAGTTACCTTCTTCTTCTCATCTTCCTCGTCTTCGGGAACGGCCATTCCTTCAAATCCGTGATAGCCGCTCATCGAAGCAACAATCGCTACAAAAACAACCGCCAATAAACCAGCGGCAGTATGCTTCAACGAGAGAAAGATAACAGCGGCGACAAAAATCAACTTGCCTAACACGTTATTGTATAAAAACCCGAGAATGTTGGGTTTAAGAACCATAATAACGATAACCACCAATAAAACACCTAAAGTGAGTTCCTTGTTTAATTTCACCATTTTCGTCTTATATACATAACAAATATATTTTTCGTATATAACTAGTATAATCTTCACGAATTAAAATCTCATTTTTTTATAGGAGAACATGACATCTTTAGGTTTTTCGGAATATACCGAAAGTAATAACAACAGTAATGAACCCAAAAGTAATATTCGCCGAAATGGCGGAAATGGAGGTGGCCTGAAAAATCGAACCCTAAAGATTCCGCGAAATCAAGAGCCTCAGTTACACTCGAATGAAATGGTCGCTAATGCTGGGAAAAAGATAAAACAAATCAAGGATTATATTGAAAATATTCATCGTAAAGGTGGCGAAGATAGTGAAGAGGACCCTGAAGATGCATCTTCCGTTCTTCCGTCCTATCCTGCTCAAGGAATGGGAATTTATGCAACGAATGTATCACATTCTGGAATTATTCGGGGGGAAGAAACAGTATCTAGCAAAACAACGCCACCACAAGTGGTTCGCAAAACAACCCAAATGAATTCCCTAAATCCATCATCTTCTTATTCATCAACATTATTGGAAGGAATGGAAGCTTCTTCTGTTGGCGTAACTCCCTATTTCGAAAAATTAACAGGTATTTCTGGTGCACCGAAGAAGGATGCGGCCACGGCATCGGCATCCCCATTTAGCACAAATTCAAAAACCAGCACATATGCATCTCAATATTATGAACAATTTGTCCCATATGCCGAAACACTTGCGAATCAGCTTGCTTCCAATACGGGCGGTAGTTCCAATCCAAATATGTCTGGAACAAATGCTGCTCTCATCGAAAAGTTGAATTACATTATTCATATGCTTGAGGAGAAGAAAGATGAAAAGACAGGACATGTTATTGAAGAACTTGTATTATATTGCTTTTTAGGCATATTCATTATATTTGTAGTTGATACATTTACACATGCAGCTGCATCCGGAGGTGTCATGAAAGGAGGTATGTTTGGCGGTCGTCGTGCAGCGACTCAATATTATCGCAGGTAACCATCAAACTATCAATATATCTTTACACAACGTCTCTTCGTGTATAATGGCATTATATAGAATGTAATACCATTTACTCTGCGATAATAAGTGATATGCCGCGGCATTCGTGGACCGCGGTTTCAATATTAACGCATCAACCAAACGATAGTTGTGTGCAAGTGTATCTATGATAACAACGCCTCCATTCCCAGATGTATGTGCGAGATATTCGGAACTGCACTGAAACCCTTTTAAGAAATATGTATCAATACACATTTGTTTATGTTGTATCGAAGAAATCAAACGTAGAACCTTCATATTTGTGTGTGTATCTTCTGTATTCCTTCCTTCTCTCGAAGAAGCAGATTTCGATGCCGATGTAATTCGTTTTCCAACTGCATCATATTTGGGTGAAGTCACCGGAGGTAAATATTTTACAAGAGCAGTAGATGTTTTTGATACATAACTATGAAGGTCTGCAATTCGATTTCCCTTTGTATTCTTTTTCTTTACAACTGGTGTCTTTTGTGGAAACGATTTCGAGTTATGTTGCATCATTACATCGTCACTATCACCATGAGTAATGAATTCCGAGTATGTGAATATATATGCAGCGACGACATTAGTGTCATTCAAAATCAACATATTGATGCGATATAAACCACGTTCAACGAGAGATTGTAATTGAGTTAGTTCATTCAAAATACAACAACGGAAATCTCTCGTATGTTCATTTATAAAGGAATAAAAAAGGGCGAAGTTTACACTTGAAACAGGGACAACTGTTATTCCGTTACCAATACGTAATGTTCTTAATTTACGGCCACCACCTACGACACTCTGCAAAGAAAATGTATATGAATACACTGTTGAGAATGGAATAACAAACCATGGAATTTCACGATAACAGTATAATGTCTGTTCGCCTGCAATCTCTCGCGACTTCTGAATATATTCTGTTGTTTCGAGGAGTTCGAGAGATTCACGCTCACGAACCGTGTATTTCCCCCATGCAAGATATTCACACATATAAACCGTTACAGACCGATACGGAACCGTAGTAGAAGACGAACCGAATGAAATCATAATTCGAGGAGTTAGCATGGATACACCTTTTATTACACGGTCGTTACTATCTCGTATTTCTTCATCGTTGTAGAGAACACCGATAAACGCGGAAAGACCAAATGTATCTTGCGAGAGAATAAGACGAAGAGTGGTTTCATCACACACAGCACCATAATTCAGGATTTTTGTATATCGACGTGATAATAATGCAGCGATTCTCTCGAACGGTATATCCCCGTCGCTACTTTGATATACGTGAACACGTTTATGATTTACATGAGTTAAAAATGGATAAACCACCGCATTATAACATCGTTCGCCGAGAGATAGCGAGTTCATTATGTTTGTTCGATACTTCGCAACACCGTTACCGAAAAATCGCCGAAGTGTAAACCGAAAGGTTAATGGTTGACTATACCAATATAAGTATTTGAATTTCAATACACAAACACACACGATAAATGTGACACAAATGAATACAATAATATAATGAAATAGAAAAGGCGGGATTCTTACCTGTGCAGCCGCGGAAGTTACTTTGGCGAACACGTCATATGGTATGAGCTCATTCATTATATTACAACGACAAAATTGGTAGTGCAGTTCTACGCAACCTTCTTTAATATATACAAATACTGATATTCGTTGAGGACGTGAACCAAATCAACTTGTCCAGTTACAGTAAAGCCCACTTCTTTCGCGATTTCTAACATCTCTCGGTTCGTCGGCATATAATAGGTGTGAATATTCTCTCGAACTTTACCGGTCTTATCGTCGACTATCTTTTCGACGAACTTGCCAACGTTCTTTTCACCTGTATTTTTTTGCGTAGTCTGGGATTTCGCATTCTTTGTTGGAGGAGGAGCTGTAAAATCAGACTTGTATTGAAAGCTTCTGAATTTGACGAGAGAATTCGTGATACGTTCCTTTGAATAGGTTTGCGGAGAAACGATAAATAATGGTTTTCCTCCCGGAACAATCGGGTCAAAATGGTTGCGGTCCACCAAATGCAGGATGAGGTATCCTTCTGGTTTCAACCACTGATAACAATTGCGAAAGAATGCACGTTTGTCTTTTACGTAATAGACTGTGAAGTAAAAGCATGTAAGAACATTAAATTCTTCTTCACTAAATAACATCGGCTTCATAAAGTCGCCTTTGATAAATTTGCATGTCGGATACAAATCTCTCGCATTTTGAAGCATCGCATCTGATTTGTCACAGCCGATTACATTCATCGCACCTTTCTTTTTTAGTTCATGCACATGATGACCTCGACCACAACCGATGTCACAAATCTTAAAATTCTTCTTGTCATTTTCTGACCCATCTAATGCACCAGTGATGTGTATGACTTCATCTACCTCCGCCTCTATTTTATTGGGTTGAATAAAGAGTTCGTCATAAATGTCGGCATAAAAACTGTCGAAAAGTGTATCGTTGTCATATACCTTGTATTTCTCTCTTTGTTCGAATCCTTCAACATGGCAAGATAAGTCCCGCTTAATAAAACAGAATATCATTAATAATATGAACAAAAATGTAAGAATTTCCCATCGTGTGATAGATTGAATATACGCAGAAAATGAAGTATAGAATGAAGCCATCTATTCAGGCGTTAATTTTTATACTTTGCACTACTAGTATTTCGTTACAAAATATATTATCGTTATTCTCGCACGAAAAAAAACCGATGACATAATAATAGTGCGTTTCTGCATTCAAGTCTATCTCTTTGTATTGTATTGGCGTGTGTGTGTGTGTCTAGCGATGTCCGATCCAAACGAAATAAATGATATACGAAGTGAGAGTGATTTTCGCGGCATAACGTTTTCATCTTATAAAAAAAGTGATGTACGTAAGGAACTCCTGAACAGTCTATCTAGTTCTAAAATAGAGCCAGCATGTTACTGGAGTGCAGAACTAGTATGCTCTGGACACTATCTTGAGTTATGGGATATTATTATTACATTCGTAAGCAAATACATTCATTTAGCGAACCCTAAATTACCGCTTTATATCGAAATGCGATACGAAAGCTTCAAATCAATCATCTCAAACGGTTATGCTGGAAATGAACTTCGGCTTAGAAACCACGCCAAGATGCGGTCATTATTTGCAGAAATTGTTTGTGTTCTCTCGAATTCGAAGCGTCAACATAAATACGAGAGCGTGAAAATCAAAAAGAAGGAAGAATATGATATTGCGACGATGTCACAGCGACTAAAAGCACCACGTGTTGATTATGCACAGGAGTTTTTCCGAGAAAGAGACCCAAAAGAGATATTTATAGCTATGAATGAATTTGCATATCACATCTCTCGAGACTCTAAAAACACGTTGTTGGCATGCTATTGGGTTGAGTGGATAGTTGAATTTGAGACGATATGTAAAGCGAAAAAAGAGACTTGTTTGTGCGAACGTAGAACACATATTCCGGTAGATGATAAGTTACAGTTTGACCCAATATGGATGATATGGGATATGATTGTTGCACGAAGTAATGATGCCGAAGAACATTCTCCACTCACACAGAAAATCGTAAATAGTCTGTTACGATTATACTGTATTCGTTTTACGCCGGGTGTTCGAAAAAAACGTCGTTATCTCATATACTTTGCGATATCACTTTTAACAACAGAATACGATAGTAAAATCGAGATGATTAATGACCGTCTTGTGATAGAAACAGCTGTAGCAAATATAAATGCGATTTATAAACAAATTAAACAACATGAGATTAGTCCAGATACAGATTACTTATTTTCATCAGCTGGTTATTCTGGTGATAAGAACGGTGATTTAGAACGCACGATTAAGCGATTAGAAGCCTTGAATTCGATAAATACGGTTGTTCGTAAAAAAGATGATGAGACGACAGGGCAGCAACAGCAGCAGCAGCAGCAACAGCAGCCTCCATCAGTAGCACCTAAAAAATATAGTCCATATGAGTAGTTTATTTCGATTATGTATATATCTACAGTATATATAGACAGATGTCACTTCCAAGTTTTAAGTTTACGAATATTGGTGCACCAACGAATAATGATAGTGTGAATAGCGGGTTATCCTCATCTTCCAAAATGCAAAAATCGGGTATAATTCCTGATAGTGCATCTGGAATCTTGTCGGGTATCAAAGAAAAAGCCCAAGACACGTTTAAAGGTATGAAGATGCCTGAAATATCTCTCGACGTAACTGACCGAACAAGCAGTGGAACCACAGCAGATGGTAGTGGTGACGGCGACAGTTTCTTTTCGTTTGCGACACTTATTAAAATTATCCTTATCGTTGTAATTGTATGGTTCATGTGGAGTAGTTTATCAACAAACGGCGATTTTCATTTAGGAATGGGCGGGTTTGGTGATAAGGTAAATTCATTTTTTAAATCGATGGAAGATAAGGGGCGTGAGGTAATCTCTCGATATACGAATATTGAACTACCAGCGGCGGTGAAACATGACCTAGATGACAAGAACAAGAGCGACAGCGACAGTGATAGCGACGATGAGCATGGACAAAAAATAAAACACAAGAAATCTCGTTCCTCCGTTCCAGTATCCGCGTCAGCACATCGACCACCGGTTCCTCCTGATGCCACTAATAGCAGCGATAAAAAACCCGGCTTCATCAACGACGAAACCAAGTATACATTTTTAGATAAAGCCGACCGTAGCTATACTGGTCCAGCCCCACGTGCGGATGATAGCACTAGTGTAACTCAAAAACACCAAACCGGAAAGGGCGGGTATTGTTATATTGGCGAGGACCGTGGTTTTCGAAGCTGTGTCAAAGTGGAGCCAACCGATAAATGCATGTCTGGTCAGGTATTTTCGAGACAAGAGACTTGCATCGACCCCACGCTGAGAGAATAGGATATAGGACTATAACGATACATATTTGATTTTAGGAGTATATTCAAACGGTTCACTTATTTGTTGCTGACCATCTTGATATACGAGAGTTATTGTAACAAAATATTGTGTTCCAACGATAATAATTTCGCGTCCGGCATCAACAGATGGAATACGAATTTTGTGCTCTCCAGTTCCAGATATCGGCTGATTATCACTATTAAGGTTTGTTGAGTAAGAGGAATTTAAACCATTCACCGTAACATTCAGAATCGGGTTGGCTGTCTGCCACTGTGTATTGATTGAAAATGTCATTTCTGCATAAGATAGACCTGATGGCGTATAATAGCCTTCTATATTGAATATATATGCTTTCGCAGACGTAGGATTTACATTTACAAACGCACGAGTCGTTTCGTTGCTAGTTAAATAGCCGTTATATGTTTCCATGACAATAGAATATGAACCATCTACTAAGTATAAATTATTCAAAATACCGATACTTGCACTATATGACGTTCTGGTATCTGTCGAACTTATATTGTATGGATAAGTTATACCCGAACCCATCGACGACGGTGGTGTAATTGTAATGTTGTAATATTTGATGACACTACCACCGTTATCTGGTTTGTTCCACGTAATATTGATATAATTTCGTGAAACATCTGTCCATGTGGGTGGTAGTAACCCATATTTTGATGTAGCCACCACATTCGTTGGAACTCCCGGCTTCATAAGTGTACGGGCGGTTACAATCGCAGACTCTGGGCCAACACCGACGCTGTTGATGGGTTCTATTTTGATTTGATACTTACTTTCATTCAATAAATTACGCAAAACATAGCGACGATTTTGCCCCCCAGACGATGGAATGATAACATTTGATGTAGTAAGTGTTTCTTTTGTCCATGTTGTTGTATCAGACACCTTTCTATAATATAAATTATACATGGTAACAGGAGGACCGTTGTAAGATGAAATACTACCAGTCGCATTTGCACCACTTGCACTACTTCCGGTTGCACCACCACTACTGCTTCCAGTATTTACAGGGTCAGACCATTTCAAATCTACCATCAAGTTTTGACGTTCATCCGTTGAATATGTAAATCCGAAATCGTTTATTATCGACGGAACAGATGACGTCTTTAACGTTATTGTCGCAGGAACACTCGATAAGCCACGCTCATTACCAGAAAAGACGGATAAATAATACACGGTGTTATCTAGAATTTCTATCGAACCCGGAATTCTTTCAAATATAACTGAATTTCCGTTGATTTCACCAGATATCGGATTAAATGTCGGAACAGTTCCTGCGGGTGGCTTATAAGGAAAGACACTTTTGTAGGGGGCCCATGTTTTATTATTGACAGAATAAGTAATAACATATCCTGTGATTGGAAGTCCACCATTTGAATCTGGAGCATCCCACATTAATGTTATACGTTTATTTACATTATCGTAATTCGTGATACGTAAATTTGTTGGCTCGGTCAAAATAGTTGTGGGTATGTTCGATGTCAGTTGAAGGCCTGCTTCGTATTGATAGGTGCGTTTGTAATTGTATAAATTCACCGATGGGTCATAACATAATAATCGCTCTGGTCCGGGAACACCGCATGCACTTGTAAGACCACACAATATCCTACTATTCGCGGCCGTAGGCGGGCAAATTAATGCAAATGGACTAGCAGCATCGGTGATATATTTTGTCGAATTTCCGATTTTCCTCATTAGTTCACCACGGGATGCTTTCGCATATTTCTGATTTTTTGTCAGTCCACCGACGCTTTTATTGTATTTCAGGATTTCCGTCTTACGTCGCATGTCGTATACTTCATCCACTTGGGTAACTGTAAGCGGCAATCCTGTTGCAATATTCACTAGGTTTGAAGAACGGCATTCCGGTTTAAATCGTGTCCAAAATTGACGGTTATATGGATTCGTATAAAATAGATTAGTGTTACAGTTAATAACCGCTGGTGTAATTTCAAATACGTTCACGTTGAAAGTTGCTATCTTTTGGTTAAAATTCGCTGTAGCTGCTTGTGTTACTGTTATTGTTGATGTGCCTGAACCATACATATAAGCAGTATACACGGCACTTGAACCTGTTCCAGTAACTCGAAGTTTCAGTAAATTTTCATTCGAGGAAGTAAATACAATAACTCCTTCTGCCTCTTTATTTGTTGATTCTGGCGGTGTCAAGACAAATGAACCTTCTGACGTCATTTTATTGAGGTCGGGCAGTTTGTAAATCGTGCTTAGACTTTCTGTATTTGTCTCTGGAATTTGGTTCGCGAATGTAGGTGTTGATTTTTTAATAACGAGGTTAATCGTATTCACATAACCCACCATATCACCAATACGTTGGGATGACCTTTGATACATGGCTGTCTCTTCTTGGAGAATTTTAATAGGAATACCATTTGGACTTATACTTGCTGTGCTTTTTTTGAATGTGATACGATTTCCGGTGATTGTAATGAATTCATTACTTCGTGTAAATGTTCGTGGAAGAGCAACACTTAAATAATACACCGTATCTCCATAATCCGGTTCACCCGTTTGTATATTTTTACGCGTAGTTCTTGCAAAGTCTTGGAAATTTAAATCGATACTTCCGTCAAGCCATTCTCTTACAATATTTCCACTGATGTCCGGTATAGAATTTAATTTACTACTACTACCAATACCGGTGAATGGATTCAGGCTGATATCGGTTATCGATTTTATAATCGTAAACGGAACCAATATCTTCTTTTCTAAAAATGGAATCAATACGCTACCAGGGAGGGTTGCTTCTTGTTTTATTTCCATCCGTATTGTTGTGGAGATTTGGTCATATCGAATACCGCCGGAGTTATCGTATACACCATTAATTAAAAGAACGTTACGATAAGGAAGACGAATGTCTGCAGCACCGGGGTTCTTATATAAACCGCCTGGATTTGGAATATTTGCTGGGTCGCCAGATGCTTGTGGAATGACATAGTAATCCCTGTCGAGACGTTCGACCGAAACAGCATAGTTATTTGTAGGAAATGAAAACCGAATAGGATAATCTGCATAAGTATTGTTTGATGCGAGATTGATAAGCGGAATAACGCCGATAAGTGTATTTCTTTTTTCTAGAATCGAAGCAGGAACATCTGTGTCACGAGGACCCACTCCGGGTTCAGTGCTCGGGAATGTAAATGTGCCGGGTAATAGTGTAAATGTAGTTGCGTAAGTTAAAGAATAAATATTATAACGATGATTATACTCTCCTACGAAATAAACGTCACCTGGGTTGTTCGGGTCATTTGGATTTGATTGTTGTAATGATGGCGTCCATATCGGTACGCTAGCCATTATTATATTTTTTTACACCAGTATTGCTGATATGTGAGCGTAAAAAAATATTACCGCATGTACCAATTATTGGACAAGTAAGAACCAACATTCTTCGGAGATGATGCGTCACCGCTGGATGTAATCATCTTCATCTTAGGTCCTTCATCAACGATGCTCTTAATCTTATTTGCACCAATCGAATAATTGAAATATTGTATAGTAGAAATGTATCCACTAAAACGATTGGTCGCTTTATCCTCACCGATATTCACTTTTCCGTAATTTTGTAAGGGAATGCCGGCGGTTTTACGGCGTTGAGCAAGACGACCGTTGATATATAAATCAATAACGTTATTCGTAACACGTATGACAGCATTCACCCAGTTTTTAATGGGAATATCGGTCGCAACCAGTCGTTCATGCAGGTTCTGTCTCTTATCTGCTTCATTATCATTTTTGCCGCTTACATCAACAACTGCGAGTAACGAAACATTCACACCTTTGTCTGTGCGGTCAGGATTTGTAGTTGTCACTTCATCGGTAAATCGAATGTACATTCCGGGTGCATTATTGGGGTAATACAACCCGTCATCTGCCGACTTTGTTCCTTGACCGCCTTTGCTAAAGATTCTGGAATATTTATTCTGTTTCACAGGAACTTGATTGATGTAAAACCACGCCGACCATGTATATTCTAAACCACCATCCTCATTCATAGAACGTGAAATAAATACAGAGTCCGGTTTGGCTGGGTCTTGAGAGATATTCATCGCCATATCTTCGGTGTTTGCGGTTCCGTCTAACACATACGGTGACATCGATGGAAGCATCAGATATGACAACCCGATAATCGCAAGCTTCACCGCAACAGAAAATACAATAAAGACCATTAAAATAAATGCGAATTTTGCAACAAGACTGTTGGATTCCATGAATTCTTTTACTCCGAACCCGCCAGTGCTGCTGCCGTTCGATGAAGAAATACCTGCATCACTTGGGTTTGAGAAACTTGATGTTATTCCTTTTAAAAATCCACCGCCGCTGTCGCCGCTGTTTTCACTCATATTTTGTTATTCTTACTAATATAATCGAATAAAAAAACAATCTATTCATCTGTATAGATTGTTTCATAATGTCGCAGATGCATGTGCAAATGCCGTTCCTGATACCGACATGTATTGGAACAGATTGGATTTACGTGCTAACACTAGCTTGTTCCTGATTATCCACGATGAAGCTTAACTTCACCTTATATTTGTTGAGAAGGTCGCTCCATGGGCTTCCACCAAATCCTTGCGAGTAAATATCCCATGCCTCTTGAGGTGCAATCGGCGAAGACTTCAGTTTAACATTCGTGATAAAACCGACATCGGCAGTCTTTACTTTATCCGAATCATCTCCTAAAACAATACTTTGAGTTTCATTAATACGAGAACCTAAATTCACAACACATGATTTCACCAATTTACCATCGACATAAACGTCCATCGCGGAACCGTTGAAACTGACGATGAGATTCACCCATTTTTGAAGAGGGAATTCAGCAATTTCACAGTCATATTGTGAATCACTTGTTCCACTTCTTGGACGAATCTGAACAGTATTTGTGTTATCTTTGAATAAGACTCGGAAAATAGTGCTCTGTTCGCTTCCAGAGCCGTTTGAATGCATGGTAACAATATTTGAACCGCCGACCCATTTCTTGATATAAAACCAAATGGAAATAGCACTATTTGCTTTAAAACTATTGGGTAGATTTGAACCTTGTAATGTTGTTTTGTTTGACCACTTTTGCATCGTTCCTAAAGTGGTGTATGATGTAGTCAACGCCTTGAAAATGACATACAACAATAAAAGAATTACAACTATTGCTAGAACTAATTTTGAATTCATCTTCGTATAATTATTGTATATATTATTTACTTTGCATAGACAGTCGTCGTTCCAGCTTCTTTGACTTCATCTTCAATCGTCTTCATTCCAATCATCGGTGGATTACGCGATTTCAACATCGTATATGTCCATCGCATCTGTTCTTTTGTAAGCGGAACCTTATGAAATGCGAAATTGCAAACCGACCCATTCAATCCTTTATTATTCGTTGTATCGCCGACAGTAATCGGTTTCATGAGGATATCTGGCATAATGAAATCACTTTTAATGAGAAGCTTGGTATTCAAAAAGAAGTCCATCGTTTTTCCGTTGTAATTCACTACAAAATAATTCCATTTTTGAAGGGGAATCGATACATCGAGTTCATCCTCGTTATCAACCAACATTCGAATTTGGTTTTGTTTGTCTTTTGATTTTCCGGACATAATTGTATTGTAGTTTGTCCTTGAATTGTATATCAGCGTTGGCGAGGCAGATGGACTGCCGGACATATCCAGCGTATTGCACCATAATTTGAGTTCAGTAGTAGATTTATTGTAGGTCAAACGTGGCACATCACCAAAATTAAATATTTCTAAATCATTATTCGATGTAACGACTGCGTTGTTCAGGAAAAACCAACCTGAAATAGAGTAGTTATAACGTTTCTTTTCTTCGACTGGGCAATTTGCGATTTTATCTTCCGGAGAACGGTCAATACCTGTATTATGATAAATAAATATTTGCGGACTCTGTGTATTTAATTTCGTGTCATATTTCTGTTTTAAAGAAACCGGAGCTGCAACAATTTGCGAGGCTGATGCACCAATATAGTTGAGGAGATACGGTCCGCCGTATAAAATTGCGATAAGAAGTATTTCAATCGCGATGATAATCCAGATTGGGCGTGTTGTGTCACCAACAACCGTTTGTGATGATTTAACAAGGTCGAGGAACAGACAGGGGATAAAAATAATACCAAGCCATAATAATTTAAGGACCTTCAAGCCGATGAATGACTTTGTGAGATGAAAGAAAAACATGAAAACTATCAATACGACCATAACTCCGTGTAGTTTATAATATGAGAGTGCACATAGAACAATCAAGAAGATGACATTCATCATAAAACGGACATTACTGAAAAGGTCGGAAACAGATGGCTTTGTTTCTGCTGAACCCGAACCCGAACCTGAACCCGATTCTGACGCTGACGCTGCATTCTTTGACGGATTTAATGTATCGATAAATTCTAATCCAAAGTGAAACAATAAGATTGCCATACCTAACACTGTCATTCCTATAACAGACATTCGTTCTTTGTCGTCTTTATCTCTGTCATAGATCCAAACAATCACCATTAAGATGATATAAATGAGATGCGTCGCACCGAATGCTAGCTGACGAAGAGGATTTTTCGAGTCTTCTGTTTTAAGGTTGTCAAACAGGTAATTCTCAGGCGTTTTATCATTTACCTTTGTGAATTTGTCACGAAGGTATGCGATGAGTCCTGCGATACCAACAATCGCCATAATAACATAGATTGTATGTGCGGTTGGAGAATTCAACTGTGTGACAAATCCACCAGTTTCGGTGCTACTTGAATCAGCACCTTTACTCACAAATTCTGAATCAATCTTATATACATAATAGACGACTGCGAGTATTATAATAACAAAAGAAATCGTCAGTAATATCACTTTGATGAGCTGACCTAACGCACCAACTTTTGTTTCGTTGATTGGAGTAGCAGCAGTGGTGGCGGCCGTAGCCGTAGCCGTTGCCGTTGCGAGAGTAGCCGCAGAAGAAGCACCAATTGGAACAGATGTAACGGATGCCGGAGTTGGTTTACTCATCGCATCAACCGGAAACATACGAAGGTCTGTCTTTTCTGCATCCCATTCCCAAAATTTCAAGAGGTTGAGTGTTTCGTTGCGTTTTTTGGCAAATTCGTCAACACCTGTCAAAGATGCGATACTATAGACACCCGCCCTGAATAATACAATAATCAAGAACGGCACTAAGTATATTGTGGTTAATATTTGACGTATTGCTCTCTTTACGACATTTTCACCTGCAAAATCTGGATGCACGCCACTACCATTAAAGTTATAAAATGTAGGCATGACACATATTGCAAGAAGAATCACCGTTACGATGACCCATCCCAAGTTCTGAGGAACAATCGGTAACGACGCATCGCCCTTTCTAGTTTCATTCAAATACTTCCACCACCACGATAGTCCAACGCTACATACGATGATAAATCCAAGAATGGCCAAAGCTCCGCTGAAACTATTTGATTTATCATTCTTATTAAATTGCCACACCTGAACCGATTCAGCGAAATTAAGAATAGAACCAAGTCCACCAACATTCATTTCTTTGACAAATGGAAGCAACAAAATACCACATAATAAAAGACCTACGATGATAACAATAAAGAACGTATCAACGAGTTCTTTCACACGAGGAAACATATCTCCTGTAAATTTACTAGCAATCCAATCACTTGTCTTGGGCGAAGTTGTAACATTCGTAAAAAGAGCAGACACCCACATCACCAGCATAATCACCGACAAGAATGGAATAAATGAAAACCATTTGGCGAAACGCACAGCTAATCCGCTTTTATCAGGATTATCGGTTAATATTTTATCCCAGTCATTCGAAACCATCTTATCTTGTTTGATTTTTTCCTGTTTTTCTTCAAGTGTTGTTGATACACCATTACAGTCTGATTTCGTTGTGTATAAAAATGCATCTTTTGCCCATTCGCCAAATGAATCCGGTATATATCCACAATCCGCCATTTTCAAACGGATATTGTAGCATACAAGAATGAATATTGCAATAACCGCGGATAACCCTGAAAATGTCCCCAATACTGCATTTATGGGAACTTGAGATTTCATTTTATCTTGGTCTAACCTCGCTTGTATTGCTTTGGTTACAGCAGTTCCATTTGGGTCTACATTCGGGTCTTTTTGTCTCAGTTCCTTTATTACTTCTTCTTTGAGTTGTTTATAATACCCGCTGTTAGCATATTCGTTATTATCCAATTTCAATATGTCCTCGCTGCTGGGTCCTTTGTTATTTTCAGTTGCAAAAATACTTGGAAAGACAATATATCCGACAACCAATAAAATAACACATGAAATCGGCAACATAAATTTATGAACATCATATTGTGTTAATTGTCCAAATAATGTAACAATAAATCCTATAAACGCGATTAACCAAACAATACCATGGACTAAAAACGATTTCGTTCCATATTCAGATAATGACTCATTAAATCCGGGTGTTTTTTGACTGGCAGCTATAAATAAAATACTCGGTATTCCTACTACAACGGCCATAAGGAGCGACATCAGCGAACGACTCTTTATGTCTCCGAATAAACCGGATTTTGCATTTGTATTCCTCCAAATGAAATACCCAACCGCAATAAAAAACGCGATTTGAAAAAATAAACCGAAACCTAGTATCAAATCAGCACTATCTTTCGAAAATTTCGTTTTGTTTTCTTGTGACATTAAGGGGTCATCGTTTACTTTATCCATATTGTTATTTATTTCATTACCTCGAACAATTAACGGTATACCAATAATAATAGAAATTATGACATAATGTATCCACTCGGATATTGGTTTATTCTGGACAAACCGTTTGTATATACTGATTACGAAACCACCAATTAACAGAATAGAACCGATTGTAATCATACCACGTGTAAGGTCGTTGTTACTTATTTTCTCTGATGCTGGAATACTGCCGAACCCCATACCTAAGCCAATAACAAATAGAAAAACTGGGACACCAAAACGAATTATATTTTCAAATAAACCATTCCCCCAAATGAATGACGCATCAGGTGCCGATGGTAAGAAAGGTGATGCTTTATCGGAATTTTTCATATCAATAAACTTTTTCGGGGACAAATAATGAACATACAACACGTAAAGAAATGTGAGAATCAGCGTGACGAAGATTGGCCAATTCCCCTTCATTATATCCCATGAAACAAACCCGATTAATAATATTATGGCAAGCACGATGATTGGAAGATAATTTAATAATGTATTCATGTGGAATGTATCTGGAACTCCGCCTAGAGGTGGATTTTGAATTGCCTTCGATAAATCAGGTGGAGGAGACGGAACCGGTGGCGAGCTTGACATATTTGTATTCTTATTTATAATGATAACAACACCCAGTTATAATTATAAGATATAATAATGTCGATATGACTACGAAGTCTATTTTCGATATTTCTACAAAAATGACATCGCGGTTTTTTTTCCATGACAGTCACGACATAATGCAACTAAATTATCTACATGGTTTGAACCACCATGCTCTAATGCGATGACGTGGTCCACTTCGAACCATGCCGGAAGCTGACGCTGACAGTCACCACATTTCCATCCCTGTTGTGCTGCGACATACTTTTTCTTGGTTTCACTTACACTTCGCTTGCTAGACCCTTTACCGGAGTTGATTACCCTTCTTTCGGCAGCACTCATTCCGGCGGTTCCTCCCACTAGTGATGGTTGCACGGTTCTTGCTCCGACGGCACTACCCATACCCGCCGTCCCCACACCCGCCATCGCCCCGCCCATCGCCCCGCCCATCGCCACACCGTCGTTGGATGGAAGACCACCTGTCTTTGTCATATTAAAAAACGGTGTTATCATATCAGCGGTTCCTTTGCTTATCGGCATATACTTTATGATATCGTTGGCGTGATACAACAATTGCCTAGAGTTTTCAGGATTTCGGCGAAGAAACATAAAGAGCGATAAACCGATAAACCCGAATGTTGCCATCTTAATCCACTTTTGATTACTTTGAAATATCTTTATCAGTTGGCCATCATAGTATGTATTTACGATAAGGATAGCGGTAATAATAAATACGATATATTCGGTTTTTACCATTTACGAACGTGTTTGTAAGTTATATATAGTATCGAATATTTTGCAAACGATGGATATCGTAAAATCATCGTGATTATCGGTTGTGAAAATAATACGCCGCATATCCTAATCCTGCTATCACAAGTAAATACACCAATTTCTCTCGATATTTAAGTTCTTCTAAGATTTGAATCGGTCGAGGACGATAATGCAGATAGTATCTCTCGAGTGCGTCCTGTAAAGATATTTCATCCTTCATCAAAAGAACATTATATCGATTATGAATGAAGTGAACCCAACGAATAAATGAATCACGACTATCCAAGTAAGGTGTTACTGGATATTTATCCAACATTCTCTCAAACTCCCTCGACATCTCCGGCTCAGGAATGAGCATCGGAAAATTCTGGATGAAGTCGTAATATTTTTTACGGACAACATCATTTACGTGGTCGGGATAATTTACTGCCGTTGTCATCAAAACAAACCAGTAATGTGGCCCCCATATTTTTGCGTCTAGCTTCATTATAATGAAACGACATAAAAACAAAGATAGAATTACGATAAGCGATTTTAAAAGATGGAGGAGGGAGCCGAATTTCAAATACAAATTGAAACTCCGGTGGCAATCGATGAAGTAAAGTTAAATAATCCTAAATCCGCATTATCTTACATAGAGATTACTCAGTTACGAAATCAATCCGTATCCGGTTATCGAAGTAAAAATGTATTACCTGCAACATCCGCAGTAACGAATGTAGTGCCATCGTCAAACACAGGAACAAATAACGTAGAAACAAACAAATATTTTTGTAACAATTGTAACCGCACAAATCATGTTTACAACAATTGTCGTGCACCGATTACAAGTATTGGTGTAATTGCATTTCGTTGTGGGGAAACTGGCCCTGAGTTTCTTATGATACGTCGCCGCGACTCTTTCGGGTTCGTTGATTTCATTCGCGGTAAATATTCATTAAATGATGAAGCGTATATTCAACGTATTATTGATGAAATGACGATGACAGAAAAGGCGAATTTACTACGTTTAACATTTGAACAACTGTGGCGATTATTATGGGGAGAATATACGCGGGGCAGTCAATATAAAAATGAAGAGCATATTTCATATGAAAAATACCGGCAGGTCCTCGGAGGAATACGAACAAAGGACGGTCGAATCAAGACATTACATCAGTTTATTGATGATTCGACTACACGTTGGACCGAAACAGAGTGGGGATTTCCGAAAGGACGCAGAAATTATAATGAAAAAGACCTTCCCTGTGCGTTGAGAGAATGTCTCGAAGAGACTGGATATGATATCGGAATTGATAACGTAATTCAGAACATTGCACCTTTCGAAGAAATATTCATGGGGTCGGATATGAAATGTTATAAACAGAAGTATTTTCTTGCAATGGTGGATTTAGATAAGAAACCCAAAAAGGCACATGACATCATGGAGGTTGGTCTCATGAAATGGATGAGCTTTGATGAGTGTATCCATACGATACGCCCTTACAATTTAGAAAAAATCGGTATTGTTCGTAAAATCAATAACATATTGTCCCGCTACCGGATTTTTTAGGTCCTTTTTATTTCGTGTAGATATATAAAGGACTATTTCATATTATAATAAATACGATAGATAAAGAATACGAAATGACAGAAGAACATGAAAATATCCCAATTGAAATAAGTGTCGCAACACAACCTCCAACTACATCGGTTAAGCCTCCATCGATTGCGTCTGTTGCAGCAGCTGCACTGGCAAATATGCCGGAAAATGAACCACTAGAAGTTCCGGTGTCAGGTAATAAAAAACAACGCACCATAAAGCCGAAAGCAAAGAAAACAACAGAGAATAAAAACACAATCTCATCTATGAAACGCGAGCTCGAAGAAGGACGAAAACGTTTGAAACCGGAAGAACTCAATAATCCATTTAGTAAGGAATTCAATAAGTTACTCTTAAAAAAGGAATTGCTGGAACGAGAAATGATAATACATGATATTGGTGTATTACCCGCTGATAGTGATTCCGAGAATGTAGATGCAAATGCAGATGCGGATGCTGTTGCCGTCGCTACTTCTGCAGTAGATAGTCTTTACCCAACGTTGAACGACCCAAATTTCAATACCAAAATCGCTCTACGTAAAGAATTCTTTGATACGAAGATGGATGTGGATAATAAGAAAAAGGTGGAGGATGAGGCAGAGATTCTGTGTAATGCCCAGATGGAACTCGCACCGAACCAACAATTTGTACGGAACTTTCTTTCTGTCGAGACGCCATACAATAGTTTATTGTTGTATCACGGTCTAGGAACTGGAAAGACATGCTCGGCGATTAGTGTGGCGGAGGAAATGCGGGATTATATGAAACAAATGGGAATCACACAACAAATTATCGTGATTGCATCACCGAATGTTCAAGAGAATTTCCGACTTCAACTGTTTGATGAACGTGAACTTCGAGAGATTGAGCCGGGTGTGTGGAATATTCGTGCATGCACAGGTAACAAGTTTATCAAAGAAATTAACCCGATGAATATGAAAGGTCTAACACGTGACAAAGTAATTAAACAAATTCGGCGATTGATTTCATCACATTATCTGTTTTTTGGATATAATGAATTCGCGAATTATGCTCGAACCCATGCATCAAGTATCGGTATTTCGCAGGATGATGCTGTAATACAAGAAGTCCGACGTAAAACAGCAGCCGCCGCAAAAGCATCCACGTCTGGAGCAGCAGCGACCAAAAAAGGCCGTAAATCCGCTGCAGAGATTGCAAATGCAGCCGAAATAGAGAATTTGGCTATCGAGACACTATCTGTAACAAAGTTGCGTAAATTATTCGCAAATACACTAATTATTATTGATGAAGTGCATAATATTCGTATCACCGATGATAACCGTGATAAACGCGTGGCGAAAATATTGTTTCAAATCGTTCAAAAGGTCAATAACGTGCGTCTGTTACTATTATCCGGAACACCGATGTATAATAGCTATAAGGAGATTGTGTGGTTAATTAACTTGATGAATTTAAATGACCGGCGTGCTACCATCGATATTGCGGACGTCTTTGATGACCGCGGTAATTTCCGTTTAGATGCGGATGGACGAGAGATTGGAAAAGATTTACTTATTCGTAAAGCAACTGGATATGTTTCGTTTGTTCGCGGTGAGAATCCGTATACGTTTCCGTATCGAATCTATCCGAGAGAACACTCACCAGAATTTTCGCTTCTTGCACGATTGAACAAAGATGCGGGCGTTCAAGCAGTAGAGTATCCGCGAAGACAATTAAACGGTAGACATATCGACCAACCTATCGAACATATCGATGTATATATGACGAAGGTAGGTGATATTCAAGAAGCAGCATACCGGTTTATAATCAACGACATGAAAGCGATGTATATTTATAAAAAGACGGCGATGGTTCGACGTAAAAAGGCGGTCGCTGCTGCAGTGGAAGAAACAAAAGATAACGGAAAAGGCGTCGGAAAAGGCGTCGGAAAAGGTAAAGCGACCGGTAAAAAAGCACCTGCTGCAGCATCGTCGTTGCTTCCTCCCGTTGGCGGAATAATTGATGAAACCACCGTTGTAGAAGCCGCGGATTTTCCTTCTTTTGAAAACATGGATACAATTGGATATGCTGCTGTTCAAAAACCGCTCGAAGCTTTGAATATCGTATACCCACACCCGTCTCTTATTGAATATATGAATGACCCGAATGATGAATTCGATATAGCCGCATGTATCGGAAAAGAAGGATTGCGGCATATTATGTCGTATGAAGAGGTAGGAAATCCACCGATGCGTTTAAATTTTGAGTATCGCCCTGAGTTTACACGTGCATTTAAATTACCAAACGGAGAAACAACCACGAAAGCATCATCGCGAATCTTTGCACCAGAGAATATTGGTCGTTATTCTGCCAAAATCAAGAATATTACGAACAAAATTATGACAAGTGACGGTGTTATTCTCGTATATAGTCAGTATATTGATGGTGGGGTTGTTCCGATTGCACTTGCATTAGAAGAACTCGGGTTTACACGGTATAGTGCAGCTGGCGGTAATTCGTCATTTTTTCGTAACAAACCGACTCAAAGTATTGATTCGCTGACGATGCTTCCTCAACGCCAACATCAAGCACAATATCCGAACCAACCATTTCGCCCTGCACGATACTCTGTTATCACTGGTGACCCTACAATTTCACCCGACAATTTACACGAGCTGAAAGCCCTCACTGGCGAAAATAATACATACGGTGAGAATGTAAAGGTCGTTATTATATCAGTCGCCGGAAGTGAAGGCCTAGATTTTAAAAATATTCGACAGGTCCATATTTTGGAGCCATGGTATAACATGAACTTACTCGAACAAATTATCGGTAGAGCCATACGCAACTGCAGTCATAAACGTCTCCCATTCTCTCAAAGAAACGTTGAACTTTACTTATACGGAACGACATTAACAAATCCAGATATCGAGGCAATCGACCTTTATTTGTATCGTTTATCAGAGTTTAAGGCAGTAAAAATCGGCCTTGTCTCTCGTGTGCTTCGAACATCAGCGGTGGATTGTCTTCTTAATGTTCAACATAATACACAAACCGCAAAAGAATTAAATCAGGTAGTTCAACAAACTCTCTCGTCACGCAAACAAATAAGCTACCAAGTCGGTGCACGTCCATATTCTGCATTATGTGATTATATGGAACGGTGTGAATATACTTGTCGCCCGACATTTTCAAATGGACGGCCGATTCAAGAACAAAACGACTTATATGGAATGAATGACGACAGTGACAGCGACCGTGAGAACGAGAGCGAAGGAAATGACAAAGGAACGAAATCCCAAAGTAAAACAAGTGACATACGTCTGGATACATTTAATGAAAAATTCATGTCGATGAACTTGGATAAAATCATCTATAAAATTCGTGATTTGTATAAAGACGCATTTTTTTATAAGAAGAGTAGAATTATCGCACAAGTAAATGCAGTACGTCAATATCCGATTGCACAAATCAATCTTGCACTTACACAGATGGTTACCGATTCCAACGAATATGTGAATGATAAATATGGACGTCTTGGACGAATTATTAACGTCGGAGATTATTATCTATTTCAACCGATTGAACTTACAGATAAACGTATCAGTATATACGAACGAAGTGTTCCGGTGCCCTACAAACATACAGCAGTAGAATATCCTCTTCCGGAAAATATAACAGAGGATTATTTGGGCATTCTGCCAAAAACATCAGGAACGTCGATTGTTCCGAATAAAAAGGTTGTTGAAAAGTTATCTAAGCAATCAGCGTTGGCATCGACACAGGAAGCAGCAGAGGAAGCAGCAGCAGCAGATGAACCTACCAAAGGTATTACACCGGTTGAGGTTGCGACAGAAACGTCGGATTCGGAAACCACAAATACTGCAGAAGATACCATAACTATGTTATTCAATACATTTGAAACATGCAACACCGTATATGAAAAACCAACAAAGGAACAGGACGAATGGTATTATTATTGTGGAAAGGTCATCAATCAAATCTCTCAAACAGAAGAGTTTCAAACCTCAAAAGAAGAACTCCATGAGCTCGTGGTTGCAAATCTCATCGAACATTTATCGTTTGATGAATCGAAGGGCCTGCTTAACTATTTGTATAAAAAGAATAATGAATCGATGGATATCACAAGCAGCGGCGGTGGAATTCAAAGATTACCACAATTTGAACGTATGTTATTACAATATTATTCAAGACAAGTGATACATAGGCCTTTAGTTGGACGAAGAGCAGCATCAGCAGTTACAGCAGGTTCCACAGCGAAGTCGCAATCAAACCCGCCCGAAGATAAAGGAATGTTATTATTTAACAAGGATAAGAAAGAACTATTCGAACTAGTAGTGTTACGATATGAAACACATGAATGGACATCAGCAGAACCAGAAGATGAACGCGATTTCGAACTTCTTTTAGCGAAAGTGCAAACAGAACAAATCAAAAAGATGAATATGGTAATCGGGTTTATTTCATTATTCAAAATGGAATACCTTGTATTCAAGGTGAAAGTGATGTCAAAGAAACGCGACAAAGGTGCACGGTGTGACCAATCTGGCAAAACAAATGCAATTACAATTATTAATACCGTTCTGTCTTTGAATACTGCAACTCAAGGTGAACAATATAAGTTGACAACTGAAAATACAAAACTGAGAACACAAAAGGAATTGTGTGTATTTCAGGAATTCTTATTGAGGACTTTCGACAGGAAAGCGGTCAACGGACGTAAATGGTTTTTCACACCATGCGAAGCCTTATTGTGTGATATCGAGAGATTACATATAGAGAAATAAAGTATAATCATATATTAGGTCTTAGATACAACAAATACGATTGAGTGAATGAATATAAATGATAGAACAACGGCGAGTATTTCAAAAATTGCATCATCGTCAAAGGTAGTCCAATCATCGCCCAAGTTAGGGATTTATACGACAATATTACTTACACGTAAATTAGAGATACCATTTCGTATTATCGGGCGTAATATAAAGGATACGCTCGAACATATTCTCTCGAAAATCGTGGAAGGAAAGTGTATGGCTGAAGGTTTTATTCGCCCAGGGAGTGTTAAAATACTGACATATTCCAACGGTTACCTTCATGGAAAGAATGCTATCTTTGATGTAGTCTATGAATGTGAGTCATGCTCACTTGTTGAGGGAGTCGTATTTTCATGTGTAATTAAAAATATTAGTCTTGCTGGTATTCGTGCGACATTACATGAGGAAAAGTCGCCGGTGGTCGTTTTTATTGCACGTGACCATCATTATGACCGTGCTGATTTTACTCGCTTGCAAGAAGAAGAAGAAATTAGGGTAAGGGTTATTGGTCAACGATTTGAGATTGGAGACAA